AAGATAATCTTGGAATTAAAAATAGAGTCATTGAGGGTATGGTTTTAGTAACTGAAGGAGTTACTAGATAATGTCAGACATTAAAGTTAGAATTGGGCAACAAAATGCAGTAAAAATTGTTTCTAGCATTTCTGGGTCTTCAAGTGGTAGATCTATAATTGCAGAAAATGTCATTGGTGGTATTGGATCTATACGAGAATTAAATGTAAGTGGAATTTCAACCTTTGTAGGACTATCTACATTTAATAATGGAATTAATGTCTCTGGAATTTCAACTTTTGTAGGATTAACTACATTTAGTAATAATGTATATGTTGGACAATCTCTATATATTGCTGGCAACTTAGTTTTACAAAGTCTAGTTAGTGGCGGTTCTATAACAGTTCCAAATGTAATAATTAGTGGGATTGCTACTATATCTTCTTTATCATATGGATCATACCATCAAAATGGAATAGCATATTTTAACAATATTGGAAGATTAAATTCTACAACTGGACCATCAAGTGCAATTAATTTTACCAATTATATACTAACAACTAATGATAATAATGTTCCGGTTTGGTCAAATACAATAGATGGAGGAGTTTATTAATGGCAAAACCAACAAGCAGACAACAATTGATTGATTATTGTTTAAGAAGATTGGGAGCTCCTGTTTTAGAAATTAATGTTGATGATGATCAAATTGATGATCTTGTTGATGATGCTTTGCAATATTTTCAAGAGAGACATTTTGATGGTGTTGAAAGAATGTATCTCAAATATAAATTTACTCAACAAGATATTGATAGAGGAAGAGGAAAGGGGACAACTGGTGTAGGTATTGTAACTACAACTGGAACATCTAATATTAGTGGAATTGGAACAACTAGTTTTAATTTTTACGAATCTTCAAACTTTATTCAAATTCCAGATTCTGTAATTGGAATTGAGAAAGTTTTCAAATTTGACACTAGTTCTATTTCTGGAGGAATGTTTAGTATTAAGTATCAATTATTTTTAAATGATCTTTATTATTTTAATTCAGTTGAACTTTTACAGTATGCAATGGTTAAAAGTTACCTAGAAGATATTGACTTTTTACTAACGACTGACAAACAAATTAGGTTTAATAAAAGACAAAATAGAATGTATCTAGATATTGATTGGAATGCTCAAAGTAAAGATACTTATATTGTAATTGATTGTTACAGAATATTAGATCCTAATGATTTTACTAAAGTTTATAATGATAGTTTTTTAAAAAGATATTTAACTGCACTAATAAAAAGACAATGGGGTCAAAATTTAATTAAATTTAGAGGAGTTAAACTTCCAGGTGGAATTGAATTAAACGGTAGAGAAATTTATGAAGATGCTGAAAAAGAAATATCAGACATAATGCAAAGAATGCCTATGGACTATGAACTTCCACCTTACGATTTTATTGGATAATAATGGCACTTAATCCCTTTTTTTTGCAAGGTTCTCCTGGAGAACAAAGACTTGTGCAAGATTTAATTAATGAGCAATTGAAAATTTATGGAATAGAGGTTATTTATATTCCTAGAAAATTTGTTAGGAAAGAAACCATTATTAGAGAAGTTACTTCATCCAAATTTGATGATAATTTTGCAATTGAAGCGTATGTAAATACATATGATGGTTATTCTGGGCAGGGTGATATTTTATCAAAATTTGGAATGAATTTGAAAGATGAATTGAGTTTAATTATTTCAAAAGAAAGATTTGAAGATTTTATATCTCCATTTATTGAATCGGGAAATGTAGATGAGATAGAACTTTCAACAAGACCTAGAGAAGGCGATATAATTTATTTTCCTTTAGGAAAAAGAATATTTGAAGTTAAATTTGTTGAACACGAAGTAAATTTTTATCAACTAGGAAAATTATATGTATATGAATTAAAATGCGAACTGTTTGAATATGAAGATGAAATGGGTGGGTGGAACAATCTTAATACTACTGTTGAAGAGATTGATTCTACATTAGAAAATGTTGGTTATATTACGAAAATTCAATTAATATCTTCCGGAACAACATCTGTAGGAATTGCATCGACTACTACAGGATATGTTAGAAAAATTATTGTAACAAATGATGGATATAATTATACATCAGTTCCTAATGTGGCAATATCATCTGCCCCTGTAGGTGGTAAAAATGCAACTGCGGTTGCTATTACAACCTCAGTTGGTGGAGTTTATTCTATTAAAGAAATTTTATTAACAAATGCTGGATTTGGTTATACAACACCACCTTTAGTAACAATTACTGGAGGTGGTGGATCTGGTGCTAGTGCAGAATCTATTTTAGTCACTGGATATGTGGGAGTTTCTAGTGTATTGATTATAAATGGGGGTTCTGGATATCCAACTTCACCGCAAATTGGATTCGGAACTCCGACAGTGGGATTAGCAATAACCGCTGTAGGTAGAGTTGCGATTAATACATCTGGAAATGTTACTGGAATTTTACTATCAGATGCCGGTATTGGATATACATCAAGTCCAGTGGTAACAATTGGATCTCCACCAATTATAACTGGAATTGGAACTTTTATATTCAATGAAGTTGTAACCGGATCGATTTCACAAACTACAGCGAGGGTAAAAACTTGGAATAAAACTACTAATGTTCTTAAAGTTGGGACAACAAACGGAGAATTTGTTCCTGGAGATATTATAGTTGGATCTTCTTCTTCTGCCAGATATTGCGTTGATTATATAAATGAAGCAAAATTTGATGATAAATATGAAGATAATAATCAAATTGAATTAGAAGCAGATAATATTATAGATTTTTCAGAGTCAAATCCATTTGGTAACTATTAATGTTAGGAAATTACTTTTATCATAAAATAATCAGAAAAACTGTTACCGCTTTTGGAACACTTTTTAATGAAATTTATATTAGACATTTAGATTCTAATGATCAAACATATAATGAAATGAGAGTTTCATTAGCGTATGGTCCAACACAAAAGTTTCTTGCAAGATTGCAACAGCAGGCAGACTTAAATAAACCCGTAGCAATTACTCTTCCAAGAATTTCTTTTGAAATGACATCTATTCAATATGATGCTACCAGAAAGGCAAACATTACACAAACATTTAAAGCATCGGATGGGACAAATTTAAAAAAAGTTTATTTGCCAGTTCCATATAATATTGGATTTCAGGTAAATATAATGTCCAAATTGCAAGATGATGCATTACAAATAATAGAACAAATATTACCATATTTCCAACCATCATTTAATCTAACAGTAGATTTGATTGATTCAATTGGAGAAAAAAGAGATATTCCTGTTGTATTAGACAGTATCTCATTTACAGACGATTATGAAGGTGATTTTTCAACGAGAAGAGTATTAATATATACTCTCAATTTTACTGCAAAAACTTATCTATTTGGTCCAATTGCAGATTCTACAGATGGTCTTATCCGCAAGGTTCAAGTTGATTATTACAATCAACTAGATACTACAAAGGCAAAAAGGGAAATGAGGTATACTCTCACCCCCGATCCTATTGATGCAGATCCTGATGATGATTTTGGTTTTAATGAAGTGTGGGAAAGTTTTGGAGATTCCAAAACATATAGTCCAACACAACAAGAGGACATTTAATAAGATATGAATAACACATTTGATGGTTTAGATTCTGCTCTTAATATTGAAAGTAATATTGTTGAGATAGAAAATGTAAAAGAGGAATTAAAAATATCTCCTCTAAAAACAGACGATATTCAAAAAGATTATGAATATACCAGAGCAAATCTTTATTCTTTAATTGAAAAGGGGCAAGAAGCAATTAACGGAATAATGGAACTTGCTGGAGAGGGAGGAAGTCCAAGAGCATATGAAGTTGCCGGACAACTTATCAAAAGTGTTGGAGATGTAACAGATAAACTTATAGATTTGCAGAAAAAACTTAAAGAAGTTGAAGATGAATCCACTAAAACAACAAATAATGTCACAAATAATGCGGTTTTTGTCGGATCAACTTCAGAACTTTCAAAATTACTCAAGCAAGGTTTTCTAAATAATAAAGAGTAATTTTAGTATCCCAATGGGTTGGTCAGAAAAATATAAAAAATCTATTGACTGCAACAATCCAAAAGGATTTTCTCAAAGAGCTCATTGTCAAGGACGAAACAAAAAATTGAAAGAACAATTTAAACCATTTAAAACAGTTGAAGAAATTGCAAAGAAGCATCGTATGGATGTTTCTTTTATTCAAAAGCAATTAGATATGGGTGAGAAAATTGAGCAC